AATAATAATGGTTCAATTATTGCAACATATACAGCAACTTCTCAATATAAAGTGGATAAAACAATAGAAATTGTTTTTAATGATGTCATTGAAACAATAACGGGGAATTCAATAAATCAAACAGTAAGATTGTTTGTTGATACTAATCAAACATCAGGAACAACACAATATAGTATTAATGAGGATTACACAAATATAACAGGTAACAACACGTTTTCAGGAGTCACTATTAATTCAATTGGTAAATCGAAGTATTCATATTCATATGAAATAACTTAGTCTCCGTAAATGTCTTTTTTTTGTTGAGGTATTTGTTTTGTGTTAGGTTTACAGATATCCTCTATACTCTTTTGAATAACTTTGTGAATTTTTAATCCATTGATTTCACAATATTCTTTAAGGATTTTGTGATGGTATTCACTTATTTTTATGTTTTTAAACTCACTGTTACTCATAAAGATAAATATAGATAAAAAAAGATAAATTTATATTTATAAGTATTTTTTTTTATAAAATAAAGGGAATCTTTGGTAGATGTGATAATATTTATTATAAAAAGAAATAAAAATTTATAACCAAACAAAATAAAAATGGCAAATTCAAATAGAGTTTTTGTATCTCCTGGTGTCTATACATCAGAAAAAGATTTAACTTTTGTGGCTCAAAGCGTGGGTGTAAGTACACTTGGTTTAGTGGGTGAAACTTTAAAAGGTCCCGCTTTTGAACCTATTTTAATAACTGATTTCGACGAGTTTAAGTCCTATTTTGGAACAACTTCACCACTAAAAGATGGGAATGGTAATCCTAAATTTGAATTACCTTATTTCGCTAAATCATATTTAGAAGAATCTAATCAATTATTTGTTACAAGAATATTAGGATTAACTGGTTATTTACCAAGCAAAAGTTTTGGTATTCAAACAATTGGTGGTATTACTTTAGGTTCATTAAGTGGGACAACGACTGGTTTAACCATGTCGGCAACTACAACAACGATTACAGGTAGTACAATATATTCAGAATTGTCTGATAAAATATCCGTAGATGGTAATTACATAACTGACTATATTGTTTCTAATTTTAGTGGTAATACATCATCCAATCATGGTCAATGGTTTGTTATGGGTGAGGTCCCATCTTCGGGTACCACTTCATTAACCACTTCATTAGAAGAGGTTTCTCCTTTGACTGGGTTAGATAACGCAAGCAACAACAACAATAAAGAATGGTATAATGTTTTGGTAAATTCGGGTAGCACTCAAGTATATTCTTATTTATTTGTTTACAATAGTGGTACTTCAAGATTTGATGTCACAAGATACACATACAATGCAACTTTAAATAGTGATTATGATGGAAAAGTAATATTATCTTTTAGACCAAGAGGTTCATATGTTGGTCAAACATTAAATCTTGAAGTTACTGCAGACGCTAATTTTAATATTAGTGGTACTGGTTTAACATCAAATCCTCTATCCGAGTTTACCGTAAACGTAACAGGTGCAACAAGTGGTGCAAAATCTTTTACATGTAGTATGGATAGTACATCATCAAAATATGTAACTAAAGTATTCGGCACCGATGTTTACGATAGATTAAAAGGAGACGTTCCTATTTATGTTTTTGAATCGTACCCTAATTATGTTTTGGAGGCATATAAACAAGGATTTATTAGAGGTTTAAGTTTAACAGAAATATATGAAAGTGAAGGAAATTCATTTAAAACTCAATGGGACACACCAGCATCTCCAACAATAGTTTCCGAGGTTCGTGGTGGTGAAGTTGTTGATTTATTTGATATAATTACCATTTCAGATGGTGATAGTGCAAATTTCGAAGTAAAGGTTTCAATAATAAACATCAACATTGAAACAGGTGAATTTGATTTAATCGTTAGAGATTTTAACGATACCGACGACAATATTGTTGTACTTGAAAAATTCTCGAGATGTTCAATGAATTCCGATTTACCAGGTTATGTCGCAAGAAAGATTGGTACTTCTGATGGAGAATATGAATTACGTTCAAGATATATTATGTTATCGATGAGTGATAGTGCACCATCAGACGCATATCCTGCAGGTTTTAAAGGGTTTGTTTCAAATTCATTTGGTTCTGAAACTTTGGGTTCTGTTATGTATAAAACTGAATTCTATGACGCTGGTGACACTATGGGATACGAAGCCGATGGTACACCAATTCTATCTTCAGGTGATAAATTAAGAAGAACGTATTTTGGTCTATCAAGCCAAGTTGGTCAAATTACATATGATAGAGACTTGTTTAAATTTAAAGGAACAGGGGCATCTACCACGACAGATGGTTTTCACTTGTCTACAAACGCATCAACTTTAACAGGTACAACATTTTTAACTACACCATACGATTTAGAGGGTCAAACAGATTCAACAAACAATAAGTTAACAAACATCAATTATCGTAAGTTTACTTTAGCTGTTTGTGGCGGTTTTGATGGTTGGGACATTTATAGAAACGTAAGGACATATGGTGATAATTATATATTTGGTAAACCAACATATGTAAGTGGTAACACATCAAATGGTGGTGTGTTTAGTATCACAGCAGGTAATTCAGATTATTACTCGTACATACAAGGTATTGATACCTTTGCAAATCCCGAAGCGGTAGATATTAACATATTTGCAACACCAGGTATAAATTTTTATGACCATAGTTCATTAACTGCATATGCTATTGAAATGGTTGAAGAAGATAGGGCGGATTCTTTATATGTAATATCGAGTCCGAACCAAACAACAAGTGATGAAATTATTGATTCGTTGGATTTGGTTTCAATTGATAGTAACTATTCCGCAACTTATTGGCCATGGATACAAGTAAGGGACGTTGATAACGCAACACAATTATATTTACCTCCAACAGGTGAAGTGTTGAGAAATATTGCTTTAACCGATAACGTTTCTTTCCCATGGTTTGCGGTTGCTGGTTATTCAAGAGGTTTAGTTAATTCAATCAAAGCATACAAAAAATTAACATTGGATGAAAGAGATGATTTATACAAAAACAGAATTAATCCTATTGCAACTTTTGCTGACACCGGTACAATAATTTGGGGTAACAAAACTTTACAAGTAAGAGAATCCGCTTTGGATAGAATAAATGTAAGAAGACTTTTGTTAAGAACTAGAAAATTGATTTCCGCAATTGCTGTAAGACTTTTATTCGAACAGAATGACGAACAAGTTCGTAATGAATTCTTAAGATTGGTCAATCCAATATTGGAATCAATAAAAAGAGAGAGAGGTATTTTTGAATTTAAGGTAACAGTATCAAACGACCCAGAGGATATAGACGCAAATACTTTGAGAGGTAAAATTTATATCAAACCAACTCGTTCATTGGAGTTTATCGATTTAGAATTTATAATTACCCCAACGGGAGCATCTTTTGAAAATATTTAAAAAATTACCCAGTATATTACACCAGTATATAAAACTAGAAATAATAAATGCTAAATAAACTAGATAATAAAAACTAGAAATAATAAACTAGATAATAAAAAACTAGAACTAAATACTAGTATATACTGGGCTAATAAAATATAAATAAAAAAAAAGAAAAAAACAAGTGATTATAAAATTTTTTTATAGACAATTGTTCCACAATCATATATTCTGTAGATTTGTCTCTCTAACATAATTTTATGTTCGGTTTTATTTGTGATATCAAATCCTTGTTTTTTTAATATTTCTTTTCTAAAATTAAAACGATGATATCGTTTTTTATTTTTAACATACCAATATGTTGGTTGATTAATTGATATTTTTTCAAATTTTAATTTTTCATATAAATCTCCTTGGCTCCACCTTCTATCGGCATAACTTACTATTTCTTTTGGTGAATATTTCTTGATGAAGAATTTAAGTAACCTATCTGCTCCACCAATTACAATTGTATTTAATTTATTACAGAATCTACTCAATTCGTAACCATCATAAAACTTACCAATTCCTAATCTGGGTCTTGTAAATACCATCAATGACACCAATTCTTCATTTAAAAACAAACCAATATTAATTTTAGAATTTATTTTTCCTTGGATATGATTTTCATTTAAAAAATTACGGGAAATATTATTACTAACTTCTTTAATTGTACATCTTCTAGCAAAAATTTTATTTTTAGTTAATCCAAAAAGATTCATTAATCTAGATTTAACAATTTCTTTTTTGTCCAACCATTCATCTTCAAAAATATGTATTAGTTTTATTCCTTTACTTTCACATAGTTCGGTTTTCCTCAAATGATAATTTTTATCAACCTTTAACTCATTGTGCCAATATAAACCATTAAATTCTATCGCGATATTATGTGATGGAACAAAAATATCCAATTGATTTGGTTTTATTATTGATGTTGATGACGTTATTGTTTTAATATTATTCTCAAATAAAAAATTATTAATTTCTTTTTCCATTCCTGAAACGGACGATGTACACATAATACATCCATGATTTGAAATATGGTCATATGGTAATTGTTCAAAAACACCATGTTCGGGGCAAATAATTTTTACCTTAGTTTGTGAATTAATATATTCAACCAATGAATAATCATATTTTTCTCCGTGAGTTAGTTTTGAATCTAAAATGAATTCTTCGGCGGTTTTAGTTAATGAAATTTTTCTATCGTTTGTTGAACATATTGGACAACCATTACCATATAAATGTTTCGATGGTAATTGCTTAAATACTCCGTGTTCTTTGCAAATAATTTCAATCTTTGTTTTTGAATCAATATATTCAACCAACGAATAATCGTATTTGTTACCATGGGTATTTCTTGATTTTTTGATAAACCCAATTAAATTGTCTTTTGGTTTTGTAATTAATTTTGAACATATAGGACAACCTTGTCCTTTCATATGATTTGTTGGTAATTGTTCAAATATTCCGTGTTCTTTGCAAATAATTTTAACTTTTGTTTTTGAATCAATATATTCAACCAATGAATAATCGTATCTATTACCATGGGTTTTAACACATTTATTGATTAACTCAAGAGTATTTGTGGTATATTTTGAACACAATTTACATTTTATTCTACCTCTTAAATGTTCTCTTGGTTCTTGCTCAAATACTCCGTGTTCTTTGCAAATAATTTTAACTTTTGTTTTTGAATCAATATATTCAACCAATGAATAATCATATTTATCTTCATATAATTTTTTTGCCTTTATAACAAATTTTTCTCTTTTAGTAAATTTTTCCATTATCACGATATTTATAAACATACAAATAGAAGTATAATAATAAATATAAAGAAAAAAAAATAAAATGGCAGATTTATTAATGAAAATGCCGGTTCCATACGAACCGAAACGTCAAAATAGATTCATTTTAAGATTTCCATCTTCATTGGGAATTAATGAATGGTATGTATCGTCCGCGGCTAGACCTTCGGCAAAAATAAATTCAGTAGCAATACCATTTTTAAATACTTCAACATATGTTGCTGGTAGATTTGAGTGGGCTGAGATGAGAGTAACTTTTAGAGACCCAATTGGACCTTCAGCCGCTCAAGCGTTAATGGAGTGGTTCAGATTACATGCTGAATCTGTTACAGGTAGAATGGGATATGCTGCTGGTTATAAGAAAGATATTGAACTAGAAATGTTAGACCCAACGGGTGTAGTTGTTGAAAAATGGATTATGCAGGGCACATTCATTACCGATTTAAACTTCAATGAATTAGATTATTCAAGGGATGAAATCGCAACAATTACTTGTTCCTTACGTCCAGATAGATGTATTTTGGTGTACTAATTCAAAAAAAATAATTATCTCAATAGAAAGGGTCTTCTCAAAAGGAAGACCTTTACTTTTTTATATAGTTTTGTATTTTATAATAGTTATAGTTAAAAGATAAATTTATGAATGACATATTTAAATTTGAACCAATCGAACCACTAATTGAAAATAGATATATTATCAATATTGTTGGTACATATATTCCTCAATTCCTTTTTAGGAAGTATAAAATTCACAATGAGGGAGAAGAATTAATTTTTACTACAGAATTTTATGAAACGGTAAATTTCACATTTAACCCAAAAGATTTTTTTGAAATCACTGGTGTTAAAATAGATTACCTTTCACCCATTGGTGATGTAGTAAGTTCTTTAGAATTTAAAATAAAAGGTTCAAATTTTGAAAAAGAACAATCGTATTCAAATAGTGAATTACAAACAAACAAACTTAAATTTATCATGGATAAAGAATCAATACAATTAACACCAAAATCAAACGAAGAAAATGGAAGAATTTAAAATAGACCCAAACATTGCTTATGACGTTGTTGAATTACCTTCAAGAGGTATTTTTTATAAAAACAGAAAAAAATCAGTAAGAGTAGCATATTTAACCGCGGCAGATGAAAACATATTATCTTCATCAAACTTAATTCAAAACAATACTGTTATTGATGAATTGTTAAAAAGAAAAATAATTGATAAAGATATTGATTTAGAAGAATTAGTGGATGAAGATAGAATGGCGGTTTTAATCTTTTTAAGAAATACCGCTTTTGGTTCTGAATATAGTTACAAAATAATTGACGGAAAAACTGGTAAAGACTTTGATGTTTCTTTCGATTTAAGTGAATTATCATTTAAAGAATTCAATCTTGAACCAAATGAAAATGGGGAATTTAAATACACAACCAATATTTCAAAAATTGATATTACTTTCAAATTTTTAACAAAAAAACAAGAAAAAGAAATTGAACAAATTGAAAAAAGTTGGAATGGTGTTGGTGCTCCACCAATTATTACAAAACAACTTGAGTTTATGATTAAATCGGTTGCGGGTAATAAAGACCCAATGAATATCAGGAATTTTATTGAAAATCTACCAATTAAAGACTCTCAAGACTTTAGAAAATATGTTAGAGAGAATAGACCCGCAATTGACCTAAAAAAAGAAGTAATGACCCCATCAGGAGAGAATATCCAAATTGTTATTGGATTTGGGGTCGAATTTTTTCGCCCTTTCTACGGAATATAGAAAGGGTCAATTAGACGAAATATTATATCTAATAAGAAGAGGATTTTCCTACGGGGATATTCTTTCTATGCCCATATCGATTAGACGATACTATGTTAGTTATATTCAAGAGTTAGAAAATAAATAAAATTGATATTTATATGTAAACAATTTTATATTAAATGGATTACAAAAAGATAGCAGCACAATCTGGTGGTAACCTCGCCAATTATAACAAAATATTAGCAAATAGTGGTGCTAATGTTGATTGGGAGGAAGCTGGTAGAGTGTTTGCGCAATATGAAAGTAGTCAAAATAAAATTAACTCGCCATCCTCAACTGCTGGTAATATTGGTGAAAAAGTTGTTAATGATTTTAAAGTTGTACAAAATTTAACAAGTAATGTTAAATCATATAATTTAGCTGAGGGTGAAATGATTCAAGTGGAAAATATAATTAATGGATTTCAAAATTTAATTAAGGGTGTTGCCGGTAAAGGTGGTCTTCTTGGTGAAGGTGATTTTGGTGAAAATTTAAAAACACAAGCAGGTAATTTAATGACATCAATTATTGGTGAAGTTTCCAAAAATGCTTCACAAATATTACAACAAGAAGTTGAATTACATAATGAAATAAACTCAAGAATTGGTATTTCAGGAGAATTATCTAGAGGGTTAAGAACTGAAATTATGGAAACTTTACCCGAAATGATAACCATGGTTTATGGATTTGA